ATCATTGTACGATAATTTCGGAATAAATGTTGCCCGATTCAATCCATACAGTGGGTTACCGAACTTGATTGACGACATGTTTGACATAGACTCTCGTGAAAATGTGTAGAATGTGTTCGATACATTATTAATACCATAGTTCAAGTTATTGAACGCAATACTGTTCTTAGTCATGCCAATTTTTAACATCCCATTTTTATTGGAATCAAAATCGTTAATCATGCCATTCAACAATATATTATTTGTAGTTGTAAAACTGTTTACAGGAATGGTGATTAAATCAGTGTAATCAAATCCATTTTTCCTTTTGTGTGTTCGTTCAAAATCCAATGTTGATTTTAAACCATCGGCATTTGTCATAAATCCATTTACGAGGTCAACCACAAATATGTTGTTTAATTCAGAGTTTTTTTCAATTGAACTATTATTTGAATCAGCATTTATAACTGAAAATGTTTTTTCAAAATCCAAGTTTCGAATTAAACTATCCGTGCTTGATACAAGACCGTTTATACTGTCAATGTTAGAATTGTCATATGTAAATTTGGTAGATGAATCGAGCGTATTTGGTAGAGGGTCGAACTTTAAAGACCCAAATAGCTTATTCATATCAGCAAACCTTTCTGACAGGATTTTATTGTTTTTAACCCAATCATCTGTATAGTCTTTACCGAATGTTTGAGCGATGTTTTTATTTGCGGAATACTGTTCAAAAATGTTTTTCAGAAATGTAGCCGGAGTAGCCATTTATAATATATTAACTTATATATTATAAAGATTTATAATTGCGGTAAATAACTAAATGTCCCGTTTTCGTAAATAGTGGCATTGAATGTATTATTATACCCCTCGACGTATACTTGGTCACCATTTGTAATTGAATCACACCCGTATTCCGACGTGCAGCTCTTCCCTCGGACACTAACCGGTAGTTTGGTATTCACCATACCTGTATTTGAAATGGTATAATACTGCCAATTGTCACGCCCAGCCATGTGTCGTTTACCCATTAATGGTAAAATAAGGTTCTCACCGTCATTGTTTGTAAGAATGCCAACCTGTGAATAACTACTTGAAACGCCACGTGTTTCTATATTAACTGGGACTTGTATTGGAGGAGGAACACCCCTAATATCACTTGAATCTCCGCGGAAATAAAGCCCATCATTTTTTAATGGAGGAGCATAAGGGTCATTCAGCGTATCCCCCCTTGTCGCAACACCAACTAGTGTATTGTGATGATGTGACGCAGGCATTTTCGCTTTTCTAGGTTTGCGAGACTGTTGTTTATATTGCTGGTAAAATATAGTAGACAATAACACAAAAATTACGACTAAAACAAATAAAGTCATATTTTCAATACATATTACACCGGGTGCACATTTACGAGGCATTTTATATATAAACAGCAGATTATAACACAGGGAATGACTTTATTGTCCCAATATTGAAACACGTTTTCTGTATTTTAGGATCGAGCTTCAAATTATTATCGATAGCTCCAAGAATCGCTTGAAAAAAGTTTGTTTTTTCGTATAACCATACCTTTGTTTTATTATCATACGTATATGTTCCTGGATGACCCAATGTTTTACCAACTATTCGACTGGGCCATAATACCAATTCCAATAAAATATCCAAAATTACATACTGCAAGAACATAACAAATGAATTTAATACCCAGAATGTAAAACACAATGGGGCAGCAAGTGCGTATTTTGTTATTGTCTGTATTGTTTCGAAAGTCCATTTAAATATTGCCCGTAAGTATTCGGCAAAACATAGTATAGCAACAAAAAATGCCTCGACTTTATTAAGTTGCAATTCTTCTTTTAGAGCGTCGATGGCGGCGTTTATTGGTTTCATAACGAAAGCCTTTGCCTCCTCCCATAAGCCACTAAAAAGTCCCATATATACTGTATTATATAAATATAATATTTATTCTTAGTATTTTGGAATTGTTAGATCCCATTTCGGAAATGGACCGATTGATGCGAAACTGTAGCACGTTTTCATTAATTTCGGTGCAAAATTGTTATACAATGTCATGAGTGATGTATAATCTCTCATATCCTTTTTTGTCTTGGCATCATACTTATATTGAAATGGATATCCAAGTGCCTTGCCAACTATCTGACTAGGCAAGAGTACGACAGTTAACAACACATCAATAATTAAAAACTGTAAAAAAAGCCACACAGCGTGTAGTATATAAAAACAAAAACAGAACGGTAGTGATAATATAACCATGATACCAACCCCTATTGTTTTCCCTGTCCACGCAAACACATCTTTCACGTAAGCAATTAAGCATATTACAAAGTCGACTACTTCTAAAATAAATTCAAACGGTTTTATAATAAAATCGAACATTCTTATTATAGCTTATAATATATTATAAATGGAAAATATATTATAGTTATTTCATCATATCTATCATTTTACCCATTTGTTCGATCATAGGTGCCAATTCTTTTAAACCCTCAATTGTCTTACGAGTCTCTGGGTTCTCGAGTTTAGATAATGCGTCCTTAAATCCAGTGGGTAGTTTCTCATCACCGGTCATGGCCTCTTTATCCAAATCTTCTCCGATAGCCTCGTCATCCATGTCCTTGTGCTGTTTCTTATGTTTCTTTTTTGACTCTGCCTCTTCTTTTTTCTCCTTTTCAATCGCTTCCTTTAGTTTTGCGTCTATGTCCTCTTCATTTTTATCTTCCGCGCCCTCCACAGTTAATCCTTCTTTTACTACTATGCTTTTACCAAGAGCATATATGTTCGTAATTGCTAAAGCAACTAACATAATAACCATCATATTTTTGCTGAACATAGATGTAATGTATCCAGCAAGCACGAATACCCCGACATTTACATAATCACCATTACCGGCCATGTACAATAAATCAGATATAGAGATTAATAAAACCAAATATAACAAAAACACATTGTTTAATATTTTTTTACTGTTCGTTTTTGTTAAACGCGACTGAGCCCTTTTTAATCCTTCCGATAGTCTACTCTTTGACATTATATATATATCAGACTGATTTTATTTTTTCTAAAATGCCAGATATTATAATCATGTTTATAAATACATGTCGTTAACATTAGTTTATATGTTTTGTATGCGTTAAATGGTCTATAAGAATATATATAAACCACTTAAACCGTAAGCATCTATTTATAGTAGACAATTCTAATATCGGTATCTACTATATATTTAGGAATGACTGACAAACTAGACGAACCAATTTTGAGAGAATCTACTGACCGTTACACGCTATTCCCTATCAAGTATCCTGACGTATATGATATGTATAAACGTCACGTGGATTCATTTTGGAGAGCTGAGGAAGTGGATTTATCAAAGGATTTGACCGATTGGGCAAAATTAAATAAGGATGAAAAACATTTTATTAGCATGACACTCGCGTTCTTTGCCGGGAGTGATGGAATTGTTATGGAGAACATTTCTACTCGTTTTTTAAACGATGTCCAAATGTCAGAGGCACGTTCTTTCTATAGCTTTCAGGGTGCAATGGAAGCCATCCATTCGGAGATGTATTCAATTCTTATTGACACATACATTAAGAAGACCGAGGAGAAAAATAAGTTGTTCAACGCCATTGAAAACTTCCCATGCATCGGAGCCAAGGCAAAATGGGCAGAAAAGTGGATGGGCGATGAAGCAGCATCATTTGCTACAAGGTTAATTGCATTTGCGTGTGTAGAGGGCATATTCTTTAGCAGTAGTTTCGCGTCTATTTACTGGATCAAAAAGAGGGGTATCATGCCCGGATTAACACTGTCCAATGAGTTTATATCACGCGATGAGGCTCTACATACTGAGTTTGCCATCCTTATGTATAATAAACTGCAACACCGTGTCGATAAAGATATTGCGATGGGCATCATCAAAGAGTCTACTGAAATTGAAAAACATTTTATCACCGAGTCTTTACCCTGTCGTCTTATTGGCATGAATGCGAAGCTTATGACTCAATACATCGAATTTGTATCTGACCGCCTTTCTGTTCAACTTGGATATGATAAAATTTACAACTCTAAAAACCCATTTGATTTCATGGAGCTTATCAGTGTAGAGACCAAGACCAACTTCTTTGAACGCTTCAACTCTGAATACGCAATGACAAACTGTAAAAAGGATGATGACATATTCGACTTCAATGGTGAATTTTAAACCACTATACAATTATCAAAGCGTTTTTATAAAATCCCATCGCATCACGTGTCCCTCAATTACAGTTGTTTTTGACCACATCTTCATCTCTTGTTCTATATTTTCTAGATAATCTAATAAATATGGTTCTCCTATCAACATAGATTCGCTTGGTGTATATGAAGGGTGTATATCGATTATAACTACACGCTCATTTGTAACACGGATACAATTTTCCATAACCTTTAGTCGAGCGCTTCTTGGCATTTCATGTAAACCAAACATACAAGTAACCACGTCGAATTCGTATGTATTCCCCCAATTCTCTGCGTTTCCAAGTACAAATTTGTTCGCAGGTTTCATGTATTCCGCCATACGTATCATTTCTTTACTTGTATCGAGCCCAATTCCCCCTTTTGGGGTAGATATACCAGTACCACAACATACATCCAATACTCGCTTATTCGAACTTCCGTATTGTTTTATTATCTCACCGCGAACATCGCGACCGTCATATACTACATTATCAATTAGATTTGTAACAAATGGTGCAAGTGTTGCATGAACTATCCCACCAAATCCGGTATTTCCCAGTGTATGAATTCTCGGGTCGTCCCAATAACTATAGCCGGAAGGCGATTTTAAACCGATTTCACAGTGATGCTTATTGACCAGACTACTTCTGCAATACCCTGCGTGGAAAGCCAAAAATGACGCAATAAGACCTGACACTATCATCTGAAATTGTATAGTATATTATACTCTACAATTTTTTATATACACTTTCTCACATTTTGAACTTATAGCGACGGTATATTTCAAGAGCAACTAAACCGCCCAAAATCTGCGACACAATATACGGGATCAACTGTGTTATGTCCAATTGACCAGCAGACACCATTGCAAAACTAACAGCAGGATTTATATGACCTCCTGATATGCTACCAATGGCAAGAATTACAATTGTAAGTGTTGCTCCGATGGCAAAAGCATTTCCAGTTGCAAGAATTACGTAGACTAATGCGGCAGCTCCTAAAAACTCGGCGAGATACTTGTGTAAATTCATTATAAAATATATATATCTTATAATGTGAAAATATTTAACGGCGGGCTCTTCCCATAGGAACGAATGATGCGTTAGATTGGTCACCACCGGCACTAGAGTCGTTGTAATTTCGGTTCATTGCCATTTGTTTTTTGTATTTGATATAGTCAGACGAATCAGGGACAAATTTAGTGTTGCACGAAGAAGGGGGAATCAATGATCCGTCACAGTCTTGAGGCACAGAACCTCCGTTCCCCTTTACACTTGCGTTCCTGCTAGACTTGACCGTATTCGGTCCACCACATGAATAATTTTGACGATTCAGAAAATCACCTAAATTATTAACCGCACGGAAAGAACCGATTGCACGCTTTTGTCCATTGAATTCTCCCGTAGCATATGGAGTATTCCATGCACGGCGTAATATCCCACGAGTTGTAGCCTCTTCACTATCTTTGTAACTAGTAGTAGTTTGTACGGTAGAGACACCTTTCATGCCTCCACCTAAATCTATAGGGTTAATAATTGCTCCGGACATTATAGTATACTATCTCGTAAGATATTTTATAATTGATATATATATAAATGGTGAATAAAACTAGTATTACTTCATCTAGTGATGATATAATGGTATCATCCAATTCATCTAGTGATGATATAATGGTATCATCTAATTCATCTAGTGACGATACCACTATTCACTCGCCATCATTAAAATCAGATTCATCTACACCAAGTGTTATGTCCAGTATTGATTTAGAAAATCCAAAAAATAGAACACCAATGAAAGAACGTATAAACAAACTGCAGCACTTGATAAATGATGAAGTCTCATTATTTTTCGATTCAGAATGTTTGAAAAAACGCATTAATTGGTCAAAAGTCAAACCAGGACACAATCAAATTGATAATATTAATACACCCGACCCAGAAATGTTACTTTCGGATTTACCGACATACTCGCCTAAACTGTATACGCTTATTAAGAAAATAGAAGCACTTGATAAAGCGGACTTGAAACGTGATGGTATGCTCTATAAGCATATGATTTTTACTGATATGAAATCAAACTTGCATGGCATTAAAATGTTGGCTTCAGTATTTGCTGCAAAAGGAATGCATCTGGGTTTTAACGCCACATTGAATCCAGACTACAATCGAGAAGATGAAGATGAAGATGAAGAGAAAGCGGAAGATAAAAAGAAAACAAAGGCGAAGAAATTTGAAAAGATTTATATGATTGGTGATGACAAACTACGCAACACCAAGAGTAACAACTTCTATATCATGTCATCTGTCAACATATTCGACCAACCATTGTCAGTTCAAGTCAAAAAGGATATGTTGACTAGATTCAATTCACGTCCAGATAACGTACATGGAGAGAACATACGTTTTATGTTGATGGATAGTGGCTTTAAAGAGGGCATTGATTTATATGACCTCAAATACATACACATATTTGAACCTCAGGCTACACCAGCAGACCAAAAACAAGTTATTGGCAGAGGAACGCGCACATGTGGACAGAAGGGTTTGCGTTTCCACCCCAGTAACGGATGGTCACTTCATGTTCAAATTTACGACATGAGTATACCCAAAGAATTACAAGGATATATGGGAGGAGAGGAGAACCTATTCAACTTATATTTAAAATCTCTCAATTTAGACCTTCGTCTTTTTAATTTTGTAAATGACCTGGAAGACGCAACCATTATGGGTTCTGTAGACCACGACTTGAATAAAAATATACATAGCTTTAAGATTTCTGGAGGAGCAAAGAAAAAAGCATTATCGCTACCAAATATAGGTACAGACGACATGAATCCTGAACTTGGATTCGCAATGGCAGAGAGATTATTATCAGAGAGACTTCGATTAGAGCCAGTTAAGTCTATGTCACACGACCAGATGAAAACATATATCAATACCAAATTTTCTAAACATAAATGGGACAAAGCAAAAATGGAGAACCTTTGTGAAGAGAAGAGTGGTGGTTCTGGTAATATGCTAACATATACTCCTACGCAGGGTTTCATACGGGAATACTTTACCCCACAAGCACCTGTCAAAGGCATGTTACTATGGCATTCTACAGGGTCAGGAAAGACATGTAGCGCTATAGCTACTGCTTCAAATGAGTTTGAAAAACAAGGTTATACCATATTATGGGTGACAAGGACAACATTAAAGAACGATATATGGAAAAACATGTTTGATATGGTATGTCACGACGTATTAAGGTCGAAAATAAGCGATGAAGGTTTAATAATGCCCAGTTTACAACCCAAACGCATGAAACTACTCTCTAACTCATGGCGCATTCGTCCCATGTCGTATAAACAATTCAGTAACCTTGTCAGTAAAAAGAACGCCAATTATGACAAATTAGTAAAGATCAACGGACTACACGACCCACTTAAGAAAACACTAATTATTGTAGATGAGGCACATAAATTATACGGCGGTGAAGATTTATCGTCGATTGAACGCCCTGATATGGCTGCTTTCCATAGATCTCTCATGCATTCATATGCTGTATCGGGTCAGGATTCGGTTCGTCTATTATTAATGACTGCTACGCCTGTAACAACCAGTCCAATGGAGATGATGCATATCGTCAATCTTTGTAAACCTATAGAACATCAGCTACCAACCCATTTCGACGATTTTACAAAAAGGTATCTTAATCCAGATACTGTTAAATTCTCACCCACAGGTTTACAGAAATATTTGGATGATATTTCAGGTATAATTAGCTATCTCAATCGAGAAAAAGACNCCCGCCAATTTGCCCAACCCGTTATTCATCACATTAAAACACCCATCGTTAAGATGAACGACGTTTATGAATACGATAAACGCATTATACGCCATGGTGTTTTGGAATCGACAGCCCCCATTAAAAAGAAAATAGATGATTTTGTACAATCGCTGAAAGGCGAATTGTCAGATTTGGACCCAAATAAATTTCATGCATTAAAAAGCAAATTTAAACCGTATGTTACAGATGATAAGAGTATTTCTGATAAATTTGAAAAAAAGCGCAATAATATAACAAAGAAACACATGCGCAACATTGTTGCTCGTTCAACGCAGTATGTTAAAAAGGTGCGTTCTGTAATCAAGGATTTGAGAGACAATATCAAGAGACTGAACGCAA